ACTGTCTTGGGCGTTATGCCTTGCGTAATAAGACTTTTTACGCGCCTTATCCTTGTCGCTTGAAGGGTTCTTTCCAGCACCTGTAACGCCTTGCTGCCCAAACCTAATTGTTTTTACTTCGTCGCCACTCTTAGCAACAACAACATGAGATTTAGACTTGTGGTTCGGGGTTCTTTTTGGTTTGTTGAATCCGCTTACTCCCGCTCTTGCTAGTCTTGGATCTTTTTCTTTTGCCATTTGTTGTCTTCCTTTTGGCTACTTTCTTTCTAGCCTGTACTCTAGTTCTGCCACTTTCCTCAAGGCCGCTTTTGTCCACAATGGGGATTCTCTCGCCGCTATCGGGAACTGTGGGTGCTGCGTCAGGTTCTCCACGTTGTTCAACCTTGTCGCTGTCACGCACCCCGGCCCGATGGTACTTATCAACAGCATCGTCAATGCGATCCAGTTTCTCTTCATATCTAACTTGTGCTTTCTTTTCTTTCTGAAAGTCCGCAAACCTCAAAAAAAGCCGACCCAGTACAGGGACGGCCTTGAGAATTGCTGCAATCAATCTAATGATCCCCATCGTTATACTGTCACAGTATTAGCCGCCGGTCGCAGATTTCTCTGTTTTACTGATCCCGTGGCGTAAGAATAAGGCCAGCAAGCTGGTTATAATCACGTTAACCGCAGCGCCCATCTCTAATTCACCAGTGAAGTAACCAGCTACCCCAGCGATTGCCCCCGTAATAGCAGTCCAAGTAGTTTTGCTTTTTAACATTTATTCTCCCTCCTTTAGGTTACGTTCAGACTTGTCAACCGAACCTAGTTTAACCCTAACCTCTGGGCTTTCCTTCCCGGCCTTCAGTGTGAGAGACGGGAACGGGAGGTTGACCGCAAAATACGGCACTTTGAACTCCAGTCCATCCGGGCTAACCCCGACATTAGGGATAACACCAGCTTTAGCCCCGATGCAAAGACTTGGGATTGGCCAAGTTATTTTCTGGCCAAACAGGGTAACATTTGGATCAGGTTTAAGGCTCGCGCCGAAAAGCCCATCCGCTCTGGCATTAACTGCAAACAGTAGTAACGCCCCTAATAGTATGTATTTAGTTTTCATTAGTCTCTTTAACGAGCTTGCGAATGCGAAGAATGATGTAGGCTAGAGTGGCAATGGATATTGCAATGTGTAATATTACGTCAATTTGCAGCATCCAGTTTCCCAGCCCGACCCCAGCCGAGGTCAGGACTTTCATGTCCTCCATCAAGTTCACTACTTAGCATTACCCTTCCACCACCTCAATTGGTTCTGGTGTCTGGATTTCTGGGGCTTGGCCCTCAACTAAGCCGAGTTCGGTGGCAATTATCTGGCCAGCTTGGCGAACTTGGTCATGTTCTGCACTCGTTAGGCGAGCCTGAGATGCTGCATTTACTAGTATTTGTGCGGCAGTTTGTATCTGCTCTTTATTCTGATCAGCCATAAGCGAGGTCATTGTAGCAAGACGACTTTGCTTCCGACAACCCTTTCGTCTCCGATTTTTCGGTTTCTGCCTGTGCCTTTTGTTTGCTCTCATACCTGTACCAAGGCCAAACCCTATCCTCTCCCGTTTCACACTCCCCGTTACAGGAGTCCTCAAAACATTTAGGGTTAGAACAGTGCATTTTTTTTACTCCTCTTCAGCAGCTACCACTTCCTCTTCAGCAGCTACCACTTCCACAGCTTCCTCTTTCACAGTCGCCTCCACCGAAGTGTCCACCGTTATCTCTGGAGCCTCAAAGTCGGCTGGAGAAACATTCTGTTTTTTAGCGGACTCAACCTGTGCGTCCAGCGAAGCTATCCACCCTCCATCTGCGGCGAACTGGCTGACAAGAGCGTTGGCTCCAGCCTTAAATTCAGCCACCGTAGGCATTGCGTCTATTGGATAATTGTATACCCCGTCAATGTACGCTGAGGCTCCCGAACCGTCATCTGCGGTCAGGCCGATCACCACGCTACAAACGCAGTCTGTGTTGTCGTGTTTGCACTGCGGTTCTAGCCGCACGCATTTATATGTATTTGCCATAATGTTTATTTTTATTTCCTTGTCATCGGCAGCAGCAACGGGCCGTCCCAACTAGCAGGGATTGCGTTAACCCGATTGGTAACTGTGCCAAAATCAAAAATACTTTTCTCTTCTTGGTCTGGGTGGCTGGGGAAATACTCCACATCCAACCCGCCGAAATCTAGTTCTACCGTTTTTATGTTCTGGCATCCCGCACCTATGAATATCACAAACACGGACAGCCCGACTATTATCATCAATCGTTTCATTTTCGTTTTGTTGGTGTTGGTACTACCTCGACCTTCATTGGCCCGGATTTCTCGCTGCCCTTTGGTAAATACTCAGGTTGGTGGTTGGTTAAAATCTTCTCGCATATTAGTGAGGATAGGCTGGTATTTTCCACTCTCATCGTGGACTGACGATCTGCCATATAGAACACAGTCTCTGTCAGCCCGATCCTAGCGATACGCGCTTGCCTCCCGTTTAGAAACACGATCTCGTCAACTGCCCACTGCCGACTAAAATATACTTTCAGCCCAGCAGCAAAATTCTGCACCAATTCGCGGAACATCAACACGGCAACGCCAGCCACAAAAATCCAGCCGAACTCACCGATGAGGTCACGAGCCATGCCTTCCATAGCATCCTGTCCTCCTAGTTGTTCCACGATGTTGGTCATCCTATTATTGTTATATAAACCTTGTCCTCTTGGCTGGGCAATGTGCTGGTGTCATACTGAAGGGTAACATGACTAGTTGTTGTTGCTCTAATAACTGGATAGTTTCCTATATCCTCAAAATCGTTTGATTCGTCGCGGATAGAAATTACTACATCTTTTGTCAGAAGGTTATGCCTGACTGTCGCCACTTCGTTTACACCTGAACCACTAAACGTAACACCCGTGGAAGATGGGTCAGTTTGATCGTCCGTACCCCATTCTATTGTCAATGCGTATTTCGTTACGCCTCCACTCCCGCTGTTCGCTTGCCACGTTACATCTCCACTACCGTTCGTCTGTAAAACTTGACCCGACGATCCGTCTGCACTGGGAAGGTTAAACGAGTTATTAATGCGAACAACACCAGCAGTAGTCAGTCGGAATATTTCAAGGTGGTTGTTGTTGCCTGAACCTGTGTACTTATAGAGTCTAAAGTTACCGCCGTTGAGTTCAGCCTGTATAGAGTTAGCGTCACTGTCCGCGTCATACAGCTTTAATGTCGGAGTCGCAGAATGAATATTTAAAGTACCGTCTGCATATATGTCGCCCGTTACGTTGGCGTCTCCCGCGACGTTTATGTCAAGTGAAGTACTAAGCGCTCCATTAACATAACTGCTACCATTGACGTATAACTTGTAAGCGCCGGGGGCAGCAGTCCCGATACCGATATTGCCACTGTTATCCCCCCCCGTAGACAAGATAACACTATTATCGTTAGCTCTAAGTTGAAATTTCTTACTGCCAGATGTCCCAAAATTGCCTATTGTAAAATTGTAATTACTATATGAGTGAAAAAAGAGGGTTGGTTCATTCCAAACTCCAGTTGTAATTTTAATTTGATTATCCGCTGCTTCATTTTTCCCAACCTCAAGCTTTGCACCCGGCGCATCCGTTCCGATGCCGACATTGCCATCCGTTTTGATCGACAGACGAGCGGGGCGAAATTGAGTGCTTGCAGAACCGTGCCGAATGCTTAACACCCCATCGCTGTCGTGAGTAAATGAACTGTTAGCAACTACCGCACTCCCCGCGCTGTTATATGTTATTGCCCAGAAAAACGGTGAACCTCCTAGAAAACCTACCAGCGGGCCTTGAGAAGTAATAGCAAATTTGCTCCCAAAATCAGCTTGGTTTAATATAATATTGCCCTCACTAGCGGTAATAGTTCCGACCACATAGAGGGGGGTTGAGGGCGCAGTAGTCCCGATGCCGACTTTGCCGTCAGGTTTGATCCGCATACGCTCTGCAAGAGCATTAACACCTGACCGTGTGTGAAATGTTAACGAGTTACTGTTGTAATAACTATCTACTGACGATCTTATTGCCGCCCTGACACCTTCGCCAGCAGAAGAATCCCCCGTTGAAAAATCTATGCTCCCAAGGAAATCTGGATTTGCACCACCAGTGCTATAGCTAGACTCCCACTGAGCTTCGGTGTGTAGGGTTAATACAGACCCAGTGTGGCCAGTACCTCCGTCAATGGAACCCGCTCTAGTATTACGAATTTCCAACAAGCTAGAAGGCGCAGCAGTCCCGATGCCGACATTTCCTGTAAGAAACTCAAACCGACCACCATAAAACTTCATCGCTTTATAGTCATTGTCCGCATCGTTTATAGAAATTAACCGTACCTCACTAGCTACCCCGCAAGAGACTGTAAAGTTAGCGTCTGTAGCATCTTTTATATGGAACTGACTGAAAGGCGAATTAGTCCCGATGCCGACCCTAGAGGCCATCATCGTAAAATAGTCTCTGGTTTCGGTGTTACTAACGGCGACAGGAGTGGTGCATGAAAGGGACGATACTATGAGTGCGGCGGCAGAACCCGCGTGCACATGCCCCTCAACAAAAATCTGAACATTGTTTCCTAAACTGGTCAGACTGTATATCGGCAGCCGTAAAG